AAGAATTATTAGCTGAATTGGATTCTTTAGACGAAGCTGACGACAAAGAAGAAAAAATGGACGAAGCTAAGAAAAAAGAAGACAAAAAAGAAAAAATGGACGAAGGTAAAGTTAGCGATTTCTTAGACAAAGTATTTGGACTTGGCCTTAGCTGTGTTAACACTTACAATGCTGCTATTAAAGCTGCTGGTGGTGATAAACAAGCTGAAAAAGTAGCTGCGGCTGAATTTAAAAAATGTATGAAAGAAAAAGCTGGCGGTATTGCACTTTCTGGCACTGGCCCAGTAGTAGGTGGATTTGGTCAAAGCGGTAAAACATCAGCTGATGTTTATGAAAATGAAGAATTAGCTGAAGCTATCGAAACCATCAACACTCTCCGTTCTGAGTTAAATGAAGTTAACTTATTAAACGCTAAGTTACTTTATGTTAACAAGCTTTTCAAAGCTAAGAATTTAACTGAATCACAAAAGCTAAAAGTAATTGCTTCATTCGACAAAGCAACTAACGTTAAGGAAGCTAAAGTAGTATTCGAATCATTAGAATCTGCTATCAGCACTCCAGCTAAAAAAGCTATTAAAGAATCCTTAGGATTTGCTTCTAAAGCTGCTGGTGTAGCTCCAAACAAGTCAATTGTTGAGTCTAACGACGTAATTGCTCGTATGCAAAAACTCGCAAACATTAAATAACAAAACCCAATTTAAAATCGTTTAAAAATGAACGTACAACAATTATTAGAGTCATCTAATCAATACAAAGTTATTGCTGATGACGCAAAGAAACTTAACTCAAAGTGGGTTAAGTCTGGCCTTTTAGAAGGCATTAAAAGCGAGAACGATCGCAACACAATGGCGATGTTACTCGAGAACCAAGCTAAGCAATTAGTTACTGAAGCTTCTTCTACTGGTACCGCCGCTATCGGTAATAATGCTTACTCACAGGAAGCTTGGAATGGTGTTGCTTTACCATTAGTTCGCCGTGTATTCGGTGAAATCGCTGCTAAAGAATTCGTTAGCGTACAACCAATGAACTTACCTTCTGGTCTTGTATTCTATTTGGATTTCAAATATGGTAGCAATTTCCCTGAACCATTCACTCAAAATGGTTCTTTATATGGTGCTAACCCATCTACTAACGTAACTGATATCACTTCTCAGTCTCTTTACGGAGCTGGTCGTTTCGGTTACTCTATCAACCAATTCAGTGCTTCTGTAACTAACGCTGGTACAGGATCTGCTACTTGGGCTGATTTCAACTTTGACAGTGCTTATTCAGCTTCTTATCAGACTTTCAAGAAGATCTTAGTTCCAGTTATCTCTACTTTGAATGCTGATACTAACGGTGTTCGCGCTTGGACTATCTCTTCTGGTTCTCAACTTACTGTAGATGCTCCATTACAGGCTTTCACAACTATCACTAACAGTACTGCTTCTTTCGTAGTATCTGCTTCTGCGGTTGCTGCTAACATGAGCCCAACAGCTGCTACTGTAACTTTACTTTACAACGAACAACCAACTTCTACAGATCGTGGTGATTTCGAAGATGCTGCTGGACAAGGTTACCCATCTTACAACTCTAACACAGCTGGTGTTGGTAACGCTATCGCTATCCCAGAAATCAACGTTCAGTTGAAATCTGAGCCTATCGTTGCTAAAACTCGTAAGTTGAAAGCACAATGGACTCCAGAATTCGCTCAAGACTTAAACGCTTACCATAGCGTAGATGCTGAAGCTGAATTAACTGGTATCCTTTCTCAATACATCTCTATGGAAATCGACCTCGAAATCTTAGATATGTTGATCGAGAACGCTTTCACAGTTGATTACTGGAGTGCTGTAAACAACACTGCAATCAACTCTACTGCTACTGCTTTCGAAGCTTTATCTAGCGGTTACTACAACACACAAGGTGGATGGTTCCAAACTTTAGGTACTAAATTACAGAAAGTTTCTAACAAAATCCATCAGTTAACTTTACGTGGTGGTGCTAACTTCCTCGTAACTTCTCCAACTGTAGCTACAATCCTTGAGTCTATCCCAGGATTTGCTGCTGATGGTGATGGTGAGAAAATGGAATTCAACTTCGGTATCCAGAAGGTTGGTTCTTTAAACAGCCGTTATAAGGTTTACAAAAACCCTTATATGACTGAGAACGTAATCTTAATGGGTTACAAAGGTGCTCAATTCCTTGAGTGTGGTGCTGTATTTGCTCCATACGTACCATTAATCATGACTCCACTTCTTTACGATCCATCAACCTTCACTCCACGTAAAGGATTGATGACTCGTTACGCTAAGAAGATGATCCGTCCTGACTACTATGG